TTATTGGTTTCACAATTTATGTATTGGTGACAATGAATATTGTACTTTAGTATTTCATACTGATGTATTAAAAAAAATTGTTGACAAGTTAGATACATTTAAAACAGTAGCAGGTGGAGATAACAAAGCAAGTAGAATGTACTTAGTAAATCTACAAAAGTTATTTTCAACTGATGTAATAAAAGCATTTAAGGAATTAAGTAATGACGAAAAAGACTAACAAAAAGGTTGACAATTTAGTTACAGATAATTATAATAAGTTTACCTCTGAGTCAGGTCATTGGTATGACCAAGACGGAGAACCTAAATATACTATTATAGGTGCTAATGGTAAAGAAAGAAACACTACTCTTAGAGATGCTAAGAAAGAAGGTTTTGTACCATCAGTAACTACTATAATAAGTATGATAGCTAAACCATCTTTAGAAAATTGGAAGATTGACCAAGCTTTAAAATCAGCACTTACGTTAGAAAGATATGAAGATGAATCTTTACAATCATTTACTTATAGATGTAAAGAAGATTCTAAAAAGATTGGTAAGAAAGCTGCCGAAGAAGGTACTAAAATACATGCTCAAATAGAAAAAGGTTTTTTAGGTAAAGTTAAAACTAAACCTTACAAAGTTATAAATAAATGGCTTACTGAAACTTTTCCTAATGAAGAATGGATAGCAGAAGATTCTTTCTGTGCTGATTTAGGCTATGGTGGTAAAATAGATTTATACTCTAAGTCAGGTATTTTTATAGACTTTAAAACTAAAGATAACTTAGAAGGCAAAGACCCTGCTAAATTAGTTTATGATGAACATGGTATGCAACTATCAGCTTATGCACAAGGTTGTGGCTATGAAGATGTAGATAGAGTATCTATATTTGTAGACCGAAAGAATACTAATCTTATTGCTTGTCATATTTGGGATAAAGAATCACATTACAAACATGTAAAAATGTTTAATAATATTTTAGAGTATTGGAAGTTAGTTAAAAATTATGACTCATCTGTAATATAATATGCCTAGAAGAAAGCCTAGAAAACCTAGACCTAAAAAAGAAACAGGCATACCTAGAGGTTATGATAGTCATTGGGAATATGAATTACATCAAAGATTATTTGCTGATTGGAGGCATCATTGGGAAACAATAGATTATGTTATTGCACATAAATACGAACCAGATTTTGTTCGTAAGTTTGATGATGGCAGTGTTGTTTTAATTGAAGCCAAAGGTAGGTTCTGGGATTTTCCAGAGTATAGTAAATATGTACATATTAAAAAAGCTTTACCCAAACATATTGAGCTAGTGTTTTTCTTTCAAAAACCTTATGCTCCTATGCCCGGAGCTAAAGTAAGAAAAGATAAAACAAAAAGAACACATGCTGAATGGGCAGAAACAAATGGTTTTCGTTGGTTCAGTGAAGTTAATTTACCTGAAGAAGAGTGGTTAAATAATGAAATATAAAACAATAGGAGACCTTGTTAATAATCCAGCACATTACAATCAAGGTGGTATAGAATGCATAGATTCAATAGAAGCTATGTTAACTAAAGAAGAATTTGTTGGTTACTTACGAGGTAACTCTCACAAATATCGTTGGCGATTTACTTATAAAAATGGTATTGAAGATTTAAAAAAAGCTGAATGGTATGAAAAAAAATTATTAAAAGTATTAGAAGGAGAAGAAAATGGTTGAGGATAAAGTAGGTACTAAACCATATCTCGGCATACAAATTGATTACGACAAAGAAAAAAAACTAGATAAATTTAGTTTAGATACATTAAAAGATAGATATTTCTGGGAGGAAGAAACACATGCTCAAGAAGCTTTTGCTAGGGCTGCAGTATTTGCAGCAACTTATAAACAACATACTGACTTCGAACTTGCTCAGAGGCTTTATGATTACAGTTCCGACTGTTGGTTCATGTTTAGCACTCCTATACTTAGTAACGGGGGAACTACTCGTGGGCTACCTATTAGCTGTTTCCTCAATTATGTTCCTGACAGCAGGGATGGTTTATCTGCTCACTATGATGAGAACATATGGTTGGCAAGTTCAGGTGGAGGCATTGGTGGATTTTGGGGAGATATTAGGAGTAATGGTATTTCTACTTCTTCAGGCAGTCGTTCTACTGGTACTATTCCATTCATCCATGTTGTAGACTCACAGATGTTAGCCTTTAATCAAGGTGTAACAAGACGAGGAAGCTATGCAGCTTATATGGATATTTCACATCCAGAGATTGAAGAGTTTATCAACATGAGAAAAGAATCTGGTGGAGATATAAATAGAAAAAATTTAAATTTACACAATGGTATAAACCTTACCAATGATTTTTTAAAAGCAGTAGAAAACGATGCTGACTTTAGATTAATAGACCCTAAAACTAACGAAGCTTGTAAAACAATTAATGCTCGTTCTTTGTGGTGGCAAATATTAAATGCTCGTGCTGAGACAGGTGAGCCTTACATGATTAATATAGATACTTGTAATGAAACATTACCACAAGGACAAAAAGATTTAGGATTAAATATTAAACAAAGTAATCTTTGCTCTGAAATAACATTAGTAACTAATGAAGAACGAACAGCTGTATGTTGTTTGTCTAGTGTTAATTTAGAACACTATGATAAATGGGTTAAAGATGATTTATTTATTAAAGATTTAATAACAATGTTGGATAATGTTCTGCAACATTTTATTGATAATGCTATAGATACAGAACAACTAGGAGAATACAATGCAAATTTTAAAAGATTTAAAGGCTATGTTAAAGAAGGTAAAGAAGGTTTTACAAAAGCAGCTTACTCAGCTTATAGAGAAAGGTCACTTGGTTTGGGAGCAATGGGCTTTCATGCTTATCTTCAAGAAAATAATATTCCATTTGAAGGAATACAAGCTACCGGTTTTAATTATCAAGCATTTAAACACATTAAAAAAAGAGCCACTAAAGCTAGTCAAGAACTTGCTGATGTTCGGGGAGAAGCTCCTGATATCTCTGGGTCTGGTAATCGTAATGCTCATCTCCTTGCCATTGCTCCTAATGCTAGTAGTAGTATTATATGTGGTGGAACAAGTCCGTCAATAGAACCTTATCGAGCAAATGTTTATACTCATAAAACTTTATCAGGTTCTTATCAAGTTAAAAATAAATACTTAGAAAAACTTTTAAAATCTAAAGGATTAAAAGGTGAAGAGCTTAATAAAACTTGGAAAGAAATTGCCAACAATGAAGGTTCAGTACAAAAATTAAAAATTTTAAATGACACAGAAAAAGAATTATTTAAAACTGCTAACGAAATAAATCAGATTTGGTTAGTCGAACATGCTTACAAAAGACAAGAGTTTATTTGTCAAGCACAATCATTAAATTTATTCTTTACATTACCAAGTGCTACTGAAGAACAACAGGTACATGATACATACATGCAGTATGTTAGTGATGTACACTGGTATGGTATGCACAAACTTAAATCGTTGTATTACTTTAGAACTAATGCAGCTAGAAATGTAGAGAATGTTAACACTAAAATTCCACGAATTAATTTAGAAGATGTGGAATGTATTTCATGCGAGGGATAATATGAAAGAAATAATTTTTCCAATACTACTTGGAATCACAGGACTATTAGCTATAATTTTATTTGCTTATAATTCTTTATCTAATAAAGGATACGAAGATGTGCATTCCTGTTTCGGTGAATGTTATGAAGCATACACTTTAGAACATGGTACATTTTTAGAGCAACTAGAATTAAAAAAATTAGCTAGACTAGAAGCTGACCCAGCTGAAATGGGCAGTAAAGTTTATGTAAATTGTGCTATGTGCCATGGTCAAGCTGGAGAAGGAGGTATTGGACCAAAGCTTGTTGGCAGTACTTCTATTGTAGATATGTTGATGCAGTATAAAAATGGAGAGACCAGAGGTGAGCAGTCTGCCTTAATGTGGGGTCAGGCTGCTAATCTTTCTACTCAAGACATGGAAAACTTACAAGCATATATAAATACTTTTAAATAATAGGAAAACAATTATGACTAAATACAATGGAGCTTTATTGTTTAGAGCATTAGAAGCTAAGTACACTGCAGAAAAAGCAGAAGCACAAGCTAATCTTGAAATATATTTTCAGCACAAAGTAGGAGTAGCAGAACATCCTAATGTTGTTGAGTCTATGGACAAGTTGATGGAGCAATATGCTAACGCTGATGAAAAATTAAGAATACTAAAGGAGGAGTTCTAAATGAGTTTACTAAAAACTAGAGACCACTATAAACCTTTTGATTATCCGTGGATGTATGACTATTACAAACTACAAAATCAAATGCATTGGATGCCAGAGTCAGTACCTTTACACACAGATGTAAAAGATTGGCAAGATGTGACCGACAAAGAAAAATATTTACTAACACAAATATTTAGATTGTTTACTCAATCAGATGTAGATGTTGGTGCAGGATATATAGATAAATATATGCCTATTTTTAAAAAACCAGAAGCTAGAATGATGATGTCTTCATTTGCAAACATGGAATCAATTCATCAAGATGCTTATAGTTTACTATTAGATACTGTTGGTATGCCTGAGATTGAATACAAAGCGTTTGCTGAGTATGAAGAGATGTCTGATAAACACGATTATGTTGGTGATTTTAAACCTAAAAAATCTGATAAGAAAACTATAGCTAAAACTTTAGCAGTCTATTCGGCTTTTACCGAAGGGCTACAACTCTTCTCAAGCTTTGCAATCTTATTAAACTTTCCAAGGTTCGGTAAGATGAAAGGTATGGGTCAGATAGTTACTTACTCTATACGAGACGAGTCTATGCATGTTGAAGCTATGACTAAATTGTTTAGAGAGTTTATTCAAGAAAACTTAGATATCTGGACAGATGATTTTAAGAAAGAACTCTATGATATTTGTAGACAAATGGTAGAGCTTGAAGATAAATTTTTAGATTTAGTATTTAATATGGGAGACATACAAGGATTAACTAAGAAAGATATGTATGCTTATAATAGATACATAGCTGATAGAAGATTATTACAGTTAGGATTAAAAACTAACTTTGACCAAAGAGAAAACCCTTTACCTTGGTTAGATGAAGTCATGGGAGTAGAGCATCAAAACTTTTTTGAAGGTCGTGCTACTTCTTATATGAAAGCAGGACTTCGAGGAAGACAAGACCAAGTACAATTTGTAGGAATTGAAAATGAAAATGACTAGAAAAGAAGCTAAGTTATTAAGTTATGTTTTATTATATGACAAAAGTGGCAATCTTGTTACAGAAAGAACAAATGTTGATATTAAAGCTTTAGAAAAATATATGCCTAAACAAGAATTTGAAACACTTAAAATTGTATTACGAGAAGCAACACAAAAGTTAGATACAATACATTCTCATATTGAAGAATGTTTAAATGCTCGTGTTATGAATAATTAAATACTGGCTATTGCAGTGTATATTACTGTTATTGTAATCCAAAATAGGATACAGAGGACACAGATATCCTCTTTATTATTATGACCCACTTTTACTCCTTAGTGAGGTAGTTAAAATTACTGTGCTAAAGGATTTCCTGATTTTTTTTCAAGTTTACTTAAGCTTTCCTTTATAGATTTTATTTCAGATTCAATTTTAGCGACTGCTATATCAACATCTTTTAACTCTTCTATATTTTTTTCTAAACCTTTGATAGTTCAACAGAGTTTTCAGTAGTAGAAATATTTTTAACTTCTTCTTCAACTGTTGTTAAACGACCCATTAATTCAGCACCTGTCCAGCCAACACCAGCAATGGTTGCTAACAAAGTTCCTAATAAAATTAATTGATTTAATTTACTATTCATCCAATCCATAATATACTCCTATAAGTTTGGTTGTAATGATTTTAATTTACTTAAACTTTGAAAACTTTTTAAAGTTAAAGTATTAAAACCTGTAGTATTATCTTCTAATTGATTACCAATATAAATACTTTTTGAGGCATACCAATTATTATTTTTTGGTATAATAACTGTACGATAATTATTAAAAGAAGGATTGTAATTTATGTAAGCTATTATTGTATCTTCTTCACCATATTGCCCTGTACTTTCCTGTTCTTTTATATTTTCTTCTTGAGCATTAGCAATATTTTGTGCAAGAATTTTATCAGCAATCTGGTCAGCTTCTGA